TCTACTTGATGTGGTACGGATTGATGACTAAAAAGAAACGTAAAAAGAAATACTTCCCTAACAACTGGGAAGCAGTATCTAGTGCCCCTTCTGAATGGTTTGAAAGCATACCTTTTGATGAGTTCATGGACTGGAAGATAGGTGGTTATGAGCTACCATCTTCTATTAGCTGTATTATCCGTGAGAAACGTATTGATACAGGTGAAGTTACAGAATATGTTTATCAAACTGCTGGTAGGGGTAGAAATAAAGCTAGACAACTGATGGATGAAGGAGTTAGTGAGTTTATTGTTGCTACTTCTGAAGCAGTCCATCACTTATATCCTAAATTTATGGAGGAAGACTACGATGACCCGCTCGCTTAAAGATATACACGATTACGAAATAGAAGCATTAGAGGTATTGGAAGAATCAAATAAGATATTCTTTCATCAACATCCTCATTACGATGAGATCAAATCACTATTAACCGATCAAATCAACGATGAATTAAGAGACTATGCCAACACCCGCTCAAATTGATGAGCAAATTAAACTTGAAAGAGATCAAATTGCTCAAGGATTGAAGAGGCTTAAAGAGAATACTTCTAATTTAGAAGAAAAGGACTATGCGTCTGCCACTATATATGGTGTAACATCTATTGATGCACTGATGGAACCATTAGTAGCATATATAGAAAGTACTACACACGACCGTATAGCTAGAGGGCGTGGTCATCAATTTCAATTAATTAAAGAATATGTATCTAAATTAGAGCCCTTAGCCTCTGCTGCTATATCATGTAAAATTACTTTTGATAAAGTATTTGGAGTCAAGGAGGGAAGCAATGCATTAACAAATATATGTGACTCTATAGGACATGCTATTGAAGATGAACTACAGATGCGTCACTATGAAACATATGCACCAGGCTTATTGAATGTACTTAAAGAGAACTACTGGCATAGGTCTATTGGTACTCAACAGAAGGTTGTAGTAATTCAAACACTAATGAATCGCTATGATGTAAAGAAGTGGGAACCATGGGGTCGAGCTAATAGAGTTAGACTTGGTATATGGTTGCTTGATTGTATTATGCAAACAAGTGGATGGTTTTATAAAGACATGAGACAAGAAGGTAGGCGTAGAGTTAATTATATATTACCTACACCTGAATTTCTCACAATCAAGGACCGAGTAATGTCTGAGAGTGAGTTATTTGCTCCGTTATCATGGCCTATGTTGATTGAACCTAATGATTGGACTAATGAAAAACCAGGTGGCTACATACTTAATGAAGTCATGCGTGGTAACAATATGGTTCGCAGGGTACACAACACATGTATACAGGGAGAGAAACCGATTGCCTTTTTGAATAGGATTCAGAAGGTAGTGTATCGAGTAAATCCATTCATTGTAAACGTAGCTGAACAGCTCTTTGAACGTGGTATTAGTATAGGTAAATTTATACCTATCGTAGAAATACCTCTCCCACCTAAACCTGTGGATATAGCAGAGAATAGGGATAGCCGCAAGGCGTATCGTAGAGCCGCCGCCGATGTGATGAATAAGAATGCTAGTGCATTTAGAAGATCATGTCGTACGAGAATGACAATGGAAACAGTCAGGCGGTTTCGATATAAAGAATTCTACTGTCCATGGAGTTTCGATTATAGAGGTAGAGCATACCCTATACCTACATTCCTAACACCTCAAACTGACGATTTTGGTAAGTCACTGATAAGATTTGCTAATGAATCAGTTGTTACACCAGAGGCACAAGGTTGGTTGGCATTTCAATGTGCTACAACCTATGGTTTAGATAAGTCAACCATGAATGAGAGGTTAGAATGGGTAGAGCAAAACGAGGATTTAATTACTCGTGTAGCTGAAGATCCTTTTTCAACTTTATCTGAATGGGAGGCAGCCGAAGAGCCGTGGCAATTCCTTGCTAGTTGTGAGGAGTACTATGCGGTAGTAACTAAACGTACCAGAAACACGACAGGCTTGTGTGTTGCCACGGATGCAACATGTAGTGGCCTTCAGATCCTTGCTGGATTAGCAAGAGACCGTAAGACAGCACGACTCGTCAACGTGTTGCCTTCTGATAGGCCACAAGACGCTTACCAAGTAGTAGCTGAGGTTTCCAAATGGAATATACCTGAGAAACTACGGTATAAATGGGATCGTAAATGTGTGAAACGCACAGTTATGACAATCCCTTACAATGCTAAACCCTTCTCAAATCGTACCTACATCAGGGACGCATTAAAAGAAAAGGGTATAGATATAGAAAAAGAAGATCTCACAATCACTGTTCAAGCAGTTAGGGATGCTATGAATAATGTAGTTCCTGGACCAATGGAAGTGATGAAATGGATAGAATCTGAAGTATCTAAAGCATTAGCTAGAGGTATGGAAGAGATTACATGGACTACACCATCAGGTTTTGTGGTAACACAGAAATTGATGAAGAGGAAAATAGAAATACTTAACCTCCAATTATTAGGTCGATGTAAGTTATCAGTTTCTACTGATGATACTGATATAGTAGATAAAGCTAGGCACAAGGCTGCAACAGCACCTAATCTAATACATAGTTTAGATGCATCATTGTTACACCTCAGTGCTACAAGATTTAAACATCCTATAGCTTTAATTCATGATAGTGTCTTATGTAGAGCTACTGATATGTCTATATTATCCACTATAGTGAGAGAAACTTATATGCAATTATTTGCTAATGATAATTATCTGCATGAGTTTGCTAAACAAATTAGTGCAGAAACTGAACCACCGATTATCGGAGACCTTGAACCGGAAACCGTAATTGATTCCACTTATTTTTTCTGTTAATGTATTACCAATCATTATTTGAATCATACTTTTCACCTACGAGGATATTAGTTGTCTCAGAAGAGAGACTAAAAGCCGCTGAAATTAAAGTGAAACAGGATGAATTAACTGCTGTAGAATCTCGTATCACTCAACTTGAGAAATATAGAGATGAATTAAACGAACAGGTTAATAAACTAGCACCAGCAAAATCTGGTAAAGACTTAGACTCTTTGGACGGTACTTGCGATGTCTAATAGAACTGTTCACGTAACCGATACTGTAACTTTAGAGGGTTATCAAGCTGTACTAGAACCTGGTAAGTTTGGATATTCTCTATCTGCTGTTGTCGATAAAGATACAATAGATACACTGGAAAATGAGAGAGTAGATGTCCTTAAATGGGCAGAATCTAAGCTCAAAAATCCAAAACGTGCTACTTGTAAACCCACACCATGGGAAGAAGTAGCTGAAGGTAAATATAAAATTAAATTCTCTTGGAATGAAGAGAGGAGACCTCCTGTCGTAGACTCAGAAGGTACACCTGTTACAGATACTAAAACACCACTTTATGGAGGATCTACTGTTAAACTTGGGTTCTATCAGAAACCATATATACTCAAGGATGGCGTTACCTATGGAAGTTCTCTTAAGTTGGTTGGTGTACAAGTTATCTCAGTAAAAAATGAAGCAGGTGTAGATTCTGGTGACTTAAATGCCACAGAGGTTGCTAATTTATTTGGTAAAACTTCAGGCTTTAAATCTCAAACACCTGTAGAAAACACAGACGAAACTGAAGACTTCTAATGTCATTAAATAAGACAATTTCAGATGATAGTACATTAGGAATTAAAAAGGCAGAAGTAACACTTACTGCCCCTTCTATAACCATAGAAGTGTTGAGAGCTAATGAGACACAGTTTAACCAAGTAATACGATCAAGATTGCTTGACATTCTTGGTGAATATATAGACAAAGAACTGGCTAAATGACACCCCAAAAAATTTCTGATAAAAATATCATATGGGCTCAAGAAGCTTTTGATAAGCTTAAGGCTCAACATGAGAAACCAGAAAAGTTTAGGTCTAAGCTGGAAGAGAGGGTCGCTGACCTTCTCGAAGGTTTAGGTGTTTCTTATCAATATGAATCAACTAAAATTCCTTACACTATCCAGCACCACTATACACCCGACTTTGCATTACCTAATTATGTATACCTTGAAGCAAAGGGATACTGGTCAGCAGAAGATAGGCGTAAAATACTAGCGGTAAAGAGAGATAATCCCGATATAGATTTGAGGATGGTCTTTCAATCGCCATATAATAAAATATCAAAGAAATCTAAAACTACTTACGCCAAATG